AGATTAAGCGTCAGGGGGAGGGGTCCGCACTACCTCCCCCTGACAAGTTTTTTAGCTGGTCGAAGTGTCCACGACCGGGGATAGCGTACCAGCAAAGTCACTGCCGCTGGTGCCCAGAATCGTCGCCGCAACCGGCATGCTCGCTAGCTGCTCAACGTCGAACTCCTCGCTGTCAGCAGCCAGGATCGAAACGCGCGGGTAGTGACGGTAGTGCTCACGATTGCCGTCGACAACGCGAACGAACAGAGCCGACTCGGTGGGGGACGGAACCTTGGGGATGTTCACATACCCCGTCTCCGGATCAACCTCGGAGTTGCTGCCGTAGTAGAGCGGGAGGGTGGTCTCGTCGTACTGAATAAGGCCAAACGCAAGAGTGAACGTCGGCGGGTCCTGTCGGGTACGGAGAGCCGGGTCCTGCCACGAACCTAGAACCTCCGGCTCACCGCCCTCGCGGGAGACCTGTAGCGGGGTGTCTCGGGTGGTGTGCCCGACCTCCTCCCACGGGGTGGTGGGGGCAGAAGGGTCCTCCGGGAACGGGGTGTCAACCGGAGCTAGGTAGTAATGCCCCTGCCCCGGAACGAAAGTGAGAGAGCCGTTTAGGGCCATCGTTATATCTCCTTAAGATTTCCTGACAATAACAGTGTAGGTTGCCTGATAACGATACACGTTGTCATTCATGAGTGTGTCTAGAATCTCGGCAGGGGCCAAGTTTTCCGAGTGATAGCTCAGGTTGGCGCCATCCGGGGTGACAGTCTGCCTGTCCCAAGCTTCCAATAGGGCGGAGCGGCAGCGCATCGAATACTCGTAAGCAACTTCGCGAGAGTCTGCGAAGGTTTGAATATCGACAATCGTGCGATCCATGAAGCGGGGATCAGTGGGACCGGCGGATGGGGTACGCCGTACCAAAATGAACGGGAGCTTGTCTAGGATTTTAGAACCGAAGCGTGTCCCGATAGTGGCTTCTGGCAGTTCAAGCCTGATGAAATGCTGCACAGCCTTTTCTACGTCAGGGAATGTATATGTCATAGGCCAGCCGCCTGATGCATGATATACAACCCTTCCATGGCACCGACTGTCATACCATCCGAACGCGTGTATTCACTGCGCCCATATTCGATGGAAAGGGCAGCCTTGTCTACTAGGCTAACAACCGAGTCCTGTCCGTGGTGGGAGAGCGTGATCCTGGCCTCTCCCTCGGCTCGGTGCGCATTTAGAAGGGCCTTAGCACGATTAGAGACTCCTCGCGCTTCCTGCCGAACCTCCGCGACGACGCCCTTTTGCTCTGCCACTACCTTATTAACTGTTGGGATCAGATACACCATTGTTGGCCTCCCGTGATCTAAGGTAGGTGGTAGTGTGCGACACGGCGCGGGTTTGCGCGTAGACTCGGGGCTCACCCTCAACGTCCCACTCCCGGCCATCCTCGGTAAGAACTCGTGCCCAAGGTCCTCCGGGGAAGGTGCGAGAGATGAAGCGCATTCGGGTGTCCACTACTTGGCCTAGGCCGCCCTGTTCGTTGGAAACCGAGGGTTGCAACGACCCGACCACTGCGATAGGTTCCGCCGAGGGGACTTGAACCTCATCTCCCCAAGCGTTGGTCTCGGTAACGGTCGGGTAGACTAGGAGGGTGTGCCTACCATGGTCTAGTAAACTCATCGTAGTATTCCCTCCAACCCTCGGCAGGCCACGACCACTGCCACGCGTACGGCGGGAAATCACGGGGGTCGTGATGACGCCGACCGGTATCGGGGTAGACAGTGAATGCCTTGCGGATTCCTAGTAGTGCCCATTCATCCGGAAAGATGTTGAGAAGACCCGATGCCACGGCAACGTCCCGTGAGTAGAGGTAATCACCCTCCTGTTCCGAGCGAAAGCCGTCCGGGTTTCGGACAACTCGGAGCACCGAGCTTGCCTCGACTAGTACAACAGCATCCTTCGAGATTTTCCCTGTTGCTACATACTCATGAAGCAGGGGGATGCGGGACAAAATCTTAGTCTCCGCATCCCCTAGCAGCGTCTCTACAAAGTTAATTTCATCAGGGGACAGTGGTCGGCCTAGCCGGTTGGCTACGTCATCGGTGGTAGCGTATGCCACGATTCCCCCTTTGGGTAGTCAGTAGATTAGGAACCCGCAATGTCGTCGCCGTAGGCAACGAACGCGTCGGTGTCCATGACAACCCAGCCGACCTGGGCCTCGACTAGCAGACCGACCAGGTTCTGCTGCCACAGGTTCACGGTCGAACCACCGATGTTCACGCTGGCCTCGGTCGAGCGGGAGAACGTGATGTTCTCAGCGAAACCGAACCGGAGGCTGTTCTGCCAGTCACCCGCGTACGCACGGACACCCGCGCTGGTACCGGGGACCGGGCCCGCGTGGTTGCGGCCCGAAACGGTCTTGCCATACACGACCGGGAGGCCCAGCAGGGTGTCGAAACCGGAGTTAGCCAGGCTCGGGGTGTTCTGGTAGACCGGGCGACCGTTCAGGTCAACGGCGGTCATGAGCTGCGCACGCAGACGCGGGTCAGCCGCAAAGGCGGTCATGTCGTAACCGGCCTCGGCTAGAGCGCTCCAGCCCGCAACAAAGTCGGCGGTCAGGCCACCCTCAGCAGCCGAAGACTCGCCCAGGTTGACGCGGTTCGTCGTCTCATCGACGTACTCGACGCCGTTGATCGGGCTTCCGTCAATCGAGGAGCGGCCGTGCAGGACGGCGAGGTCGATACCGCGAGCAATGGCGAACGACAGGTCTTCCTGGACGGAGGACCAGGCACGCGCCGGGTCAAGCTGGGTGAACTCCTTCGAAACGACTAGAATCGAGGCCATCTTGACAGGCTTGATGAACTTCACTCCGTAGTCGAAGTCGCTGGTCGGCTTAGCCGCACCCTCACCGACAACGCCAACCTCGGGCTTGCTCAGAGCAACCGGGAAGCCGGTCTCGCCCAGCGAAATCGGGGTGGTACCGGCTAGGCGCATAACAACGCTCTGCTCCTGGGCCGACTGTAGAACCTCCGAGGAAATCTCGCGCGGGAGGAAGTCGCCGGCGCCGGTGAACTGGTTAGCGGCGTGCGCGCTACCGTCGATAGTGTGGTCGGTGCTGCCGTTCTCGTTAATACCCCTGGGAAGGGCCATTTTCATATCTCCTTAAAAACTGAACGTGTTTTGAATGAAGTCGTCCTTGGCGGACGGCTCGGCCTTGTTGTCAATCATGCCCTGAGACCGGTCGGCGCGCGGCTCCTGAGACTTGACGTAGCGGGAAAGCCGCTCGGCCTTTTCCTCGACCTCGGCCTCGCTGTCTCCGGTTAGGAACTCCATAATGTCGTCCGGGAGGCCAAACTTACGGCCGTACCGCTCGCGTAGAAGTTCCTGGCGGGCAGTAGCGGCGTCAGCCGATGCCTTAGCCAGCTTGTCGTTGACAATATCCAGCTCGCTCTTGTTAGCGTTCTCGATTTCCTCAAGCTTGGCGAGGGCTTGCTGCGCGCGCTCGTAGGTAGTATCGTCAGCGAATTCCTTAGCCCGCGTACGATACTTCGCGTTCTCTTCCCGTAGCTGCTTAACATAGTCGACCGCCGCCTTAGGGTCCTGCGCCCACTCGGGCAGGGCCTCCGTAGTGTCGGCGGTTTCGGTAATTTCAGCAGCGCTAGGCTCGGCTACCTGCTTCGGCGGCAGCGCGTCCTCGCGGTTGTTGCACTCCGGCGCGGCGCCTAGCCGTGCCATAGCATCGGGAGATAGTAGCGTCTCAGACATGTATAACCCTCCAGGGGTTGTTAGGTAGTTGGGTCCTGCCCTTATGCAGCGGAGGGAAGAGACGTTCCAACGTCTTCGCCCTGCCGCGAACGCCAGTACTTCCGCCATGCGCTGATCGCGTCCTTGCCGGATAGTCCTGCCGTTACATCTTTCCAAAGTCGCTGCATTTCCAAGTGTTCGGAGTATCCGGGGGTTTCGTCTTCCTTTCCGGAGAACACCGGAACCGCATCGCAGTCGCAGTTATCGTGGTAGGGGCTGTTCTTGATCCCCTGCCTGAACAATGCAGCGTCCCTTGTCTTGAAAACTATACCACGCGCGATCAGCATATTGCAGAAGCCACAATTCTCGCGTCCTGTGCCAACGCGCATGTAGCCTACGGCTTGATCGTCAACGGATACCAAATCCACTACCGACGCCCTACCTGCGCCGAGAATGTGCTGCTCGGTGGCAGCTTCCACGCGCCGAAGGACGGTGGAGGCGGGCAGGGTCGAGACGGTGGATTCGGTGACTCCGCGCTCGCGCAACCCCTTTTCTAGATTGCGCAGCTCGTAGGTTCGGGGGTAGACTTGTGCGGGGGTGGCCAACGGGCCGATTCTGCTAATCTTCTGCCCGTTGTACCACTCCGTGGAAATTTGAGTGCTCGTGGGTCGCCGCGCTGAGATAATGCCAAACAGGGCTTCGAGGAACGAAGGCCAGGTGTTGGGGTTATCCGTTACCCCGTTGACCAGCGTTCTCAGGATCGTCGTCAGACCCGTCAGCGCCTGTAGTCTCTTCGTCTGATACTCGGCTAGCCGCATCTGACTTCTCCATTTCCGCCTGTTGCATCATCGTCACGTAAGACGCTAGGGGGTCTTCCTCCTCCTCGGAAATCATCATGTTGATTTCCTCCGGGGTGTAGCCCATCTGGCGGCGTGCGAAGTTCTTCGGAATCAAGCCGCTTCGGTATTGCTTGTCCACAGCGTCGGCTAGCGCGTTCTTCGTCGGGGTAGATGGGTCCATCCAAATCGCCTGAAGGCGCCGAGATTCCTCGCTCCACTCTCCTGTGCGGATGTAGAGGCACAGACGCATAACCTTTCTCCACGTAGGCGAGTCCGCCGTGTTGAGCTGTTCGCAGGTGCGGATTAGGCGAGCTTCCGATGCCCGGATGGCGTCGGCGGATGCAGGGTTCTCGGTGGACTGCCCGATGTAGTAGCCGGGGAGCCCCGTTACCGAGGTCAACAGGCGCCCATAGTGGTTCATGACCTCGGTGAAGTTGCGAAGGTCGGCAGCGCTGAACTGCTGAACCTTTACATCATCCTCGAACGCCTGGACCGCGCCCAAGTAGGCCTGCCACTTTGGGATCGGGTTGCCATGTCCGTCGATGAAATCTTCTTCCTTGACGTTGGCATACACGCGCTGTGGCACGGCTAGGATTTCCTGGGCACCCTGTAGCAGGGTCATGGAGCGCGCCACGGCGTCCGTTAGAGGGATAACGTCTGCCATCTCGGTGCGCCCGTCCGGGTCGTCCAGAGTGGGACGGTTGGCTAGGGGGAAGACGGGCACCATCTCGAAGTCGTGCGGCTGCACGGACGCCCCGCCTTCCGTATCCGCTTGCCATAGGCCCGACTTGTCGGAGCGCCGGTAGTATTCGATACGGTCGGTGTAATACCGGGTGCAGTAGGTGTACCGGCCCTTATTCTTATCCCATCCGTAGTAGCGGTACGCGGACTCGACCTCACCGGTGCGGAGCGAGCGCTTGACTGCCATGCCCGCTCCGGACTCGACGGTGATCAGGGGTCGGTTGGGCTCTGCTTCGGAGTAGCGACCAACAACGATGTACGCGCGCCCCTGTACCAGGGACTCCCTCTCTGCCTGATTTGCCTTCTCGTCCATGTTGTTGTCGTGCCAGATTTCGTGACAGAGCGGGTCAGCCTGTCCCGTGGCGCCCATGGCGAAACCGATAAGCTGCCGCCGACCCTCGATGGCGTCGACGTACAGACGGGGCCAGTTGATGGTTGTCTGAAGGCTCCGAAGCGCCGGGGGAATCGACATTCCGATGGACGGTAGGCGGAACGTGCCGTCATAGTACGCCGATAGCCGCTTGCGCTTACTGTAATTAGCCTTGACCGAGTATTCCATCTGATCAAGGTCGTATCCAACTTCCTTGCTGACCGCCATGTGTGGCCCTTTCTCGGTTTACAGGAAAATAGCCTTTCCTCGGCGTCGTGTAGCCTTGCCGGACTCCAGCAGTTGGCCTCTAGCCATCCGTGCCAGCATCGTCGCGGCAAGTGCGTCGATCTTCCGTGAGGATTCGCGAGATTCCTTCCGGGGGATTACTCCGTATTCGTTGTATTTGTTTCGGGCGTTGAGCACGTGCTGTCGCAGGATCGGGTCGCCGTTGTGGATTAGGGAGCCGTCCATGATACTTGCGCGCATCGCCTCATACTCTCTCGTCTGCTGCTCCACACGCTTACGCATGTCCCAGCCGATGCTCGACGTAGGGGATGCCTTGATCTTGACCTCAGAGCGGAAGTCGTCGCTCCACTGCTCGATGTAAGACTCCCATTCGTTCACGTCAGCGAAGAACGCACGGACTCGGTAGTTCGAGAAGGCGTGCCGCACTCGTCCGTCCACAGCGTCTCGTGGGACCTCCCAGTCCTCGCCCTGGGGTTGCCAGATTTCCAGCGGCTGAATGAAGCCGTCCGATACCCGGCAGGCCACGAGGGCAGTGGCGTCGTTGGCTCGGGAGCCGTCGAAGCCGAGTGTGATTTCCTCACCCGGCATGATGGTCTCTTGGCGAGCCAGCGCGTCCCACATATGCACTTCCTGGACCCAAGCGTCCGATGCTGCGACCTTCTGATTGAGGAAGAATCGGCGCTTCGAGGCCTCGGTACCTGTGGAAGGCGACCAGAAGTTCTCGATCGTGCCTTCGATATCTAGCCAGTGCGCATCCCCGGCGGCTTCCGAGAGGCCCTTGTACAGCGAGTCGTAGTCTGTAACGTCGGTGTTAGGGTCTGCCTCGCGGGAGTCCAGTAGAATGGGCTTGGAGCGGAGCTTTCCAGCTACCGCCTTACCCCACTCTTCCAATACGCGCTCGTGCACCGAGTCTTCGCCCGGCATTGGTGCGTTAGTAATGTCCAGCATGTGTGAGCCCTGCTTAGACATTTTGATTACGTTGTCGTTAAGTACTCGTGCCATGTCGTGGCCACCGTTGGTGGTGATCCAGTGGTGCGTTTCATTCCGGAGACAGAATGTGATTCTCTTACCTTCCACGACTCGGGCGTTGCTGGTGATCGCCTGGATCCTGCCCCGTCCGCGTTGTTTCTTGGCGTACACCACTGTCTTGCCAATGTCGAGCCCGTACGTTTCGATGCATTCGTCGTTTACCAGCGCAGGAATCATAGACATAGTGTTCTCGGTCTGCGATTCGGCGGTGGCTGCTACTACGACCCACGGCGACGGATCGGGCTGTCCGTGGACATACCCAGTTTCGAAGTCGATGTGATGCACGCGAGCCGGGCCGCATAGCTCTACTAGAGCGATGACGGTACCAATCGGGTCCTTACCCCACCCCTTGCAACGCTCCAGGCACGCACGGGGATAGAGCCAGCGACCACGTTCATCGACCGCCCAGAAGTGCTGAAGGAAGCGAATCTGCTCGCCGGTGAAGGTGAACGATCCCTCTCCTCGGGGGTCCATGATGTATTGGTCTACCCAGTCGATAATGTCCCATAGCAGTGAGTACTTAGGCGGTTCCTGAGGTCCCGTAAGTACTGCTGGCATTACTGCTCCAACCCAGCAGCCTTGCGGTACTCCTGCCGCTTCTTCTCTCGCTGCTTGGCTAGGTCATCGTCCGCCTTCTCCGCGCGTGCTACCTCGATGCGGAGACGGCGACGCTCTCCCTCGGTGACTAGGAGGTCCGTCATTGCCTGTAGGGCCACCTGGGCCTTGATGGCGGAGCGACGGGGGTCT